TTCTCCAATTGACAATATCCCATATTATAGACATAAAAAAACCCGCCTGTAAAGCGGGTTTTAATTATCGTTTTTTACGTTTTATTTTTTTATGGTTTGCGCGTTTGGATAGTTTCGCATAATTGGGCCCATAAATAAGGCGGCCAATCAATTCAAATATAAACATTTATAAATTACTTTCTTTCTTTTCTAATTTTTCCGCGAATTTATAAATATCGTTTAACATTTCTTGAGCGGTTTCAGTTCTTCCAGCCATATAAAATAATTGGAAAGCGTCTAATCTATTTTTTATATATTGTGAGGTGGTTAATTCTTTTTTCATTTTTTAAACCTTCGAACCTTCCAAAACACTTATAAAACTTTCTAAGTTATCACAATATCGATCATTTAAAGAAATGTCATCATCATCATTTAATTCTTTTTCTTCTACTGCCCAATTTAATATTGTAGCCAATACATATAATTTTAAATCTTGTTCACTCATTTTGTTCTCCAATACTTTTAAATTTACGGTGTTATAATCGTATGGGATTATATAGGACAAATCAAGTTAAAAATCTCACTCCATTTAAAAGGGCTATATTTTCTATAAATAGGCTCTGTTTTTAAACCATCGCTTGCTAAATCTATTGCTTGCGAAGCGTTATATAAACTAACAACAGCTTTATTTTCTGCTTTAGATTGTTGTTTAATTAAAACAAAAGAGCTGCTATGCGAATTTTTTGTTAACCAAGCAATTTGCTGGGGCCTTAACCCAACCGCATTTGCTTTACAAAACTTTAATTCTACAAAATGAAAAAAACCTTTTTCGTCACAAATCATAACATCAGGCATGCCAGCAACGGCCCAATTTTCAATTCGTGTTAAGGTTAATTTTCTATCTTTTAGTTTTTTAGCACCAGATTTCATTTGACGGTAAAAGCCCGCTTCAGTCGTCATTTTCGGTTGGGGTAATGTCAATAATTTTTGCATCGTCTATTTCCCTTAAAGCTTTTAAAACTTCTTCTTTTGTCATGCTATCAATACTACCATGTCTAATTTCTGATTTACTCACATAAATGTCGCCTTGGGCCTGCCCTCTGCGGTATTCTGCTTGCACTGCGGCCGAGTAAGCACCATTTTCTAAGGCTACATCCCTTATGCGTTGTAAATCTCTTATATGGCGCCCATAACTAATATCGTATTTTGCATCTAGCTCTGCTCGATAAGCTTTTATAGCCGCAACTACATGCGGACATTTATGAGGATTGGTTAATTCATAAGCTCTGGTATGAGCGGAGCTTTCTGGATAGCCAGCTTTAACCGCGGCTTCTTTAAAAGTTATTAGACCATCATTAGAAACAAGCTCTTTTACAAAAAGCTCCTGCTTTCGTGTCAAAGGTGTGTCTATAGATAATCTTTTACGACCCCTTGGATCGGAGCGTGGGCCCGTCTTTAATTTATTTGATTTAGGTTTAGCGCGTTCTTTTATCAAAAGTGGTGAAGGTATGGTCCCATATTTGGTTTCTTTTTTTGGGCGACCTCTTTTTGCTGTACTCATATTAATCTCACAAGTTTAACTATCATAAACCCTTATAACTAAATTCTACTTATATACACCAGAAAAATATTTTTTTAAACATTCCCCCCAAAACCCCTTTACGCATTTTTGGCTCTTAATTTGGTTACATATTTGCAATATCATGGTGTAACCATTTGTGTAACCATATTTATTGTTATATTATAGATACTTAACTACCAAGTTACATAAGTTACACTGGTTACGCCTTGTTTTTACTTTTTTTATTTTTTTTATTTTCTGGCCTATATAAGTAAATGTGTATTTTTGTAACCAAAAAGAAAGGCCCCCCAATGGGAGGCCCGTGATCCGCGGTTATCGCCTTATTTATAACGCTTTAAGGTGGTCTGGGCAATCAAATACACCTTGGTCTTCTTTCAACTCAGGGTCTAAAGTAACCAATTGTTTGAACACTTTTTCCATTTTTTTGTACCTTTTTTCGGCTTTTTCGAGTGAAATTTCACCATCTTGGTGTATATTTTCGTCCTCCATATCGCCTAAAACGAGGTCAAAAAGCTCAATTCGGTCCTGTTTTTTGCCTAAAGAATGGGTTTTTTCGTATTGATAATTCTTTTTTTCGACATATTTTATCAATTCTCTCATAATTCTTTCCCTAAAATTTCAATTTTTTTTGCTAAATCTTCTATGTATAATTTTGCTTCTGCATCGTTATCAAAGAAGTCGGTTCCACTTGTGCAATTATTTACGGAATATGCACCTTCGCCCATATGTTCAAATTGGTACTCTAAATCTTTATGGTACGCTTTTAGGTATTCAATTACTTTTTTCATAATATGCCCCCCTTAAATCTAGATCGACAGACATGCTCAATCTCCAGAAGTCTCCTTCTGATAAGTGAACAGCCATCTTATCGGCCATGTTCCATGCGTTCTTTACAAACTCATCGCAATCAAGGTGCCCATAATGTTCGTCACTTACAGTGGTTGTAGCTATTAGCTTATTATCATGGCTAAATAGTTTAATTTTTGCAGACATACTCATATTCAGTATTTCCCTTCTTTTACATCGTATTGAAGACCTTTGATTACAGCTATCCTGCGTGCAATCGTTGACATCTCGTCCCAATCGTTAATGCTTAACGTACCGCGCAGACCATAAACTACATCGCTCTTTTCAATATGCTCATTAAACACGTCTGTTTGCATCTCAAGTAAATGATCCAGTGCTACTTGCACCACGTTTATTTCTTCTTTAGTCATGATTGTCTCCTTTTTTAGATAAGCTTTTGAGGGCTTGTTCAAAGCCTCTTTGAAAGTCGTTATCTGCGGGGTCCAAAACAAAAAGCATCAATGCGCTTTCAACACAATAGATGTCACCTGAAGCAACTTCTTCTTTTGCGCTTTTATATCCCTCAGAATATTTAGAGTTTAAAGGTATTACGGTTCCCATAACCTTACCAGCTCCCATAATATTCGACATGGCACCACACGCCTTTTTCTTTTTCTTTTTTATCCAGCCAATCTGCGGCGGCGTTAAAAGATGTCGTGATGCTTTTAATGCTTTCTGGGTCTGAAATTACTTCTTCCACGTCCCCAATTTTGCCTAAGTTTTTTTCTTCTACAGCTTTAGCTACTGTACGCAATTTTTTCTGGTCCAGAAAAATTTTGTAATCCCCAATGTGTTCTTGGAAATGATACTCAATATAATTATGGAGAGCCCAGTGCCGTCTCCAATGTCCCATTTGTAGTAAAACTCTCTTTCGATCTCAAAGCCGTCTTTCTTTTGACGTTTTTGATCGTGGCTGGTGTAAAATATCTCTCCAGCTAAATACATATCTAAACCCATTTTGTTCTCCAATTTAAAAGTTATGTTTTTTGTATTATTATATGTATGCGATATTGTCAAGTATGTAGACAAAAAGAAAGGCCGCGATCCGTGAACCGCGACCTTTGGGCCTTTAAGTTTGTAATTCTTTTAGCGATCTTTTTAACGATCTTTTAGCGCGTTTAGATCGCTCTGGAAGTATTACAGCCTCCAATCCTTCAAGAAGCCATTTTATTTCAATCTCTGTCAAATTAACGTCAACAGAAGCAATCCATATTTCTTCGCCTTTATCGGTTTTTTGCTTTAAAAAGCTTGTCATATTAATCTTCCTCTCTTCCACAGTATTCAAGATTTAACCAAGTTCCATGATCTTGAAGCGTAGTTATAATGTTACCTTCTTTTAATCTATAGTGGCAAGCATTGGTGCCTTTTTGATTTTTGTTAAAAAGAAATTTTGTATCTTCAGCACCTAATCTCTTTAACATTCTATTTGCACTTTCGCAGATTTGTTCACCTGTATAATTTTTGTCAGGCTTCTGTAACTCTACCCAAAAGTTCATTGTTTTTATCATATTAAGTTCTCCGTGTTAAAAAATAACCCCACGATCTGTGAACCGTGGGGTTTGGGTTTTAAGTGGTTAACCGCCAGTACCCGTATACGCATCGTTTGCCTTTACGGGAGCAATCGACTGTGTCGTTGATGACACCATCGATCATTGCCGCACAATGTCGGGAGACATTGCAGACCAGACGGCCTGAAGGCAACTCGTCGGCATTGAGGTGGGTTTGGCACCCGCTACCGATTTGCATGGTGGGGGTCCAGACGAAACCAAGTTCAAGCATATAGTCCTTGAACCACTTGCGCTGGGTATAAATCCCATTGCGAGCGGATCGTGACCGCTTGCCCGTATGTTTTGATTTACGTTGTTTAGCGTTGCCTTCCGCCAATCGGTCATAGACCTCTTGGTATGGGCGTTGCGCTGAGATGGCGATGGCTCGGCAGACGCAGTCGCCTGCTCTGCCTTTGAAGCCTGCGGTCTTGCGACCTCCATCGTTGTAAACGAAAACAGGTGAAAGGTTAGTTTCACTCATGGCGTTCTCCAATCAATTATGAACCGTTCCGGTACAGTCCAAGGTTTGTCAAAAAACAATGAAGGCCAATCCGGAAACCTTCAAATATAGTATAACATATGTATGGGATATTGTCAAGTACCTATATATCGTACCCATTGTTCCTTAAACCCGCAACAAAGTTATCCAGCTTCTCATAAGCCAAAAATAACCCACGTTCTGCGTTGTTAATTCTTTCTAAATTTTCGGCTTCATTTTTTATTTCGCCAATCCTCATAGCTCTTATCTTTATTTGTTTTTTTAAATATTGTAATTCGTTTTCTTGAAAAGCACTGAGTTCTTTTTCTATACGTTTCATATCTTCTGCCTCAACCATTTATTTTTTTTCCTTAATTCTTTTAAAAAGATCATCAGTTTCTTTTTTTGCCGTTTGAACTGTTTGCTCGTTAAGTTTCTTTTTATATTTTTCAACCACATTAGATGCGATCATTTGATTTGCTATTGTTGCAATTTGTATCCAGTTGTCCTCCATATCATATGACGATATTAAATTAGTCAAAAGCCATGTAAGTTCGTAAGGAGACAATTTCTCTGGAGAAACTTTTATTAATTCGTATAAAGCTTCACTTAATTCATCGTCTGTCATTTATTTCCCCTTTTTCTCTAGGAAGATTATACCTACGTTTAGTTTCAAAAACTTCCTGCCTAGTTATTCCAAGAATATCAGCAATGTGCTTTTGTGCTATCTTTTTTTGCAAAAGTTTATTTATAGCTTCAGCTCGTTTGTTAAGTTTTAGCTTTGGGGCCCCACCTTTGTTATGTCTTTCAAGAGACATACCTTTTATGATCCTACGATTTGGAACAGTTTTTGGGTTATCCTTTTGGTCTTTCTTAACCTGTTTAATCCAAGCTTTTCTATAAGCATCTTCGTATCGTTCCCTTAAACTTAACATATTTTTCATTTTACTTTTGCCCTTTAAGCCATTTTAAATCTTCAAGAAGTTCATTCTTTTCTACAACAGCTTTTCCCAAAGCTTCTGTTAGCCTTGCAATTTCCTTGCGTTGTTTCACAACTTTTTTCTGTAAAATATTACTAACATTTAAATTTTTTGGTGATTGTTCAAACTCTGCCCATTTAGCCATTTATGCATTCCTTATATTTGTACAGTTAAAATATTAGTACAGTATATGGGATAATGTCAATTAAATGTTTTACAATGAAATAAACCCCAAACGCTAAAACGTTTGGGGCCTATTTTTTAGACAATTGTTTGGAGAACTTTCGTCTATCCTTTAAGTACGGGATTATATGGGATGCGTCAAGCGTTTTTTCGAGCTTTAGCAACTTTTGTTTTTGTAGACCTTAAATTAGCGTACATTTCAAACATAACGCGCAATTGCCCACTGATAGTTCTACCCTCTATATGGGACAACTCCTTTAGTTCTCTATATACTTCTATAGGAACCAGAACACTTTTCCATCTTTGCGTATCCATTTTCGCCACCTTTGTCAGACTTTGTAGGAATATATAAGACTTTATAGAAGAATGCAATAAAAAAGCCCCGCTTTATTATGCCCAATAAAGCGGGGAAGTAGGTGAGGTGCAGTTACAGTGCCTCGCCCCAACTCGGACCCATTTCGACGTCACATAAGATGGGGACATCTAATGGTACCGCATTTTGCATTATCTTAGCAATAGCCTTGGCTTCTTCTTTAGTCTTTACAGACATCGCCAGCTCGTCATGGATTTGGAGCATAGGAAGGTATCCCTCTTTATAAAGATTTACCATCGCTTGTTTTGTCATGTCCGCGGCCGACGCTTGGATTAATCTGTTTAAAGCTTTATAAGTGTAGGCTCGTTTTAATCGGGTTAACTCCCCATATTCCTGTATAGCTTCTCTGTAAGGCAAAGCTTTTGTCATTCCATATGAATCTGGCTCCCAAAGATCAAAGCGGCATTTACGGCCCAATATAGAGTGTATAGAGCCCGCGCTAGCTCTGTCGTTTAGTCTGTTTGTAACCCCGTTCATCAAACCTTTAACAAAAGGCACTCGATCATGAAAAACACTAACCAACTTTTTAGCTTCGCTCATTTGTAAACCCAGTTGGTCTGCCAGCTTTGTAACTCCCATTCCATAAATTAATCCAAGGCCAATAGTTTTTGCCTGCTTTCTAGGAATTCCAGCCATCTCAGCAACCATGTCGTGAAAATCAGAACGAGGGTTTTCGTTATATGTCTCGACAAACTCTTCAACACCTCTTAACGTTGCGCCTCTGGACTTACCAAACACGCTGGCATAATGAACTAATATGCGCGGTTCTTGTTGAGAATAGTCTATGGAAGCCCACTGTTCCCCTTCTTCTGGCAGAAATAATGACCGAATAAGCGGCCCAATCTCTGGATCGCGCGCAGGTATTTGCTGTAAATTGGGGTTGTTCATTGAAAATCGGCCCGAAACTGTCCCCCCATCGTCTGATCTTATTTGATTTATGTGGCTATGTATGCGTCCATCTGAGTTACAAAACTTTAAAATATTGTTAATAAAAGTGCCCGATGTTTTATTTAGGTTTCTGGCTTCCACAATTAACTTAGGTAACTTTGCAGAATGTTCCGCTAAAAATTGTTTTTTAAAAGACGGCGCGCCTTTCTCTGTTCTATCGTATGGTATGTTTAATTTATCAAATGCTTTTGATATAGATGCAGCCGCCCAAACTTCTACATCCATCCCAGCTTCTTTTTTTATTTCTTGCAATACAGCCTTTTCTCGCTTTAGGATCGCGTTCCGCGTTTTCTCAGCTTTGTCCTGATCTACGCGAACACCTCTCCATGTCATATCAACCAAACAAGGCAACAGGTCTAATTCAAGGTTGGCTATGCTCCAGAGGTTTTCTTTAGAAAGTTGTCCTGAAAGATATTCCCAAAGCTTCAAAGTTATTTCTGCATCACCTTGGGCATATGGGCCCACATACATTGCAGGCATTTTCCACATATCTGCTTTTGGATCGTAACCAAACTCTCTTGCTTTTTCTGTCAAAAGCTTTTCGTTTTTAGCAATGCCTAAAAATTCGTAACACAGAGCGTTCAAACTATAACTAAATCTATTTTCATCTAATAAAGAAGCCACGACCATTGTATCAATTACACGACCGTTCATCTTATCAAAACCCATACGCCTGATCCAGCCCATGTCATACTGTGCGTTATGCATAATTTTATCAGCGGAACTTTCAAACACCTTTTTAAGCCATCTGTTAACTATTTTCTCATCTAAATTTCCCCCGCCTCGATGCCGAGTAGGGATGTATCCAGCCCAATCTGCGGTAGCCACGGCATACCCAACAACCTCTCCATCTCCCCTTGCCCATCCCGGCCCCATGCTCTTAATATTAGGGTCTCTTGTCTCAACATCTATAGATATTGTCTTAGCGCTTGTTAGGTCTGGAAGCTCTGCTGGTGGTACCCATTCAGCCTGCATTGAAGGGGTTGCTATTTCTATTTTCATTTTGGGTCTTTCTTTTTACGAAACCAAAGCTTTATATCTTTTTCCATTTGTTCAAGCAGTTTAAGTAAATCCTTGTAAATTTCTTTCATTTTCCAATCCCATTGTCGCTTAAACGATCACTAATTTCTTTTAATCTTTCGTTAAACTCCCCACCAAGTGCAGTGTATCCAGCTTTATCAATCCACGAGTCTTCATGATCTAATGAATCCAGCAGTCTTGATGTCTTCAGCCAATCCATCATTAAAGCAACATGCTGTTCGGTTAAGTAACCTTGATTAACAATAGCGCATCTAAGAATAATATTCCAACCCTCTGCAATACGGCCAAAGTTTTCAAAAGCATCGCCGTAATCTTTGGCTCTTTGCCCACTAATTAATTCTTTAGCGGTATCTAAAATTTCTTCACGTTTCATCTTCTGGTTCTTCCCTTGGGTAATATACTAAAACAAAGCTGTTGCATTTTGGACAAGATAAACTTGTAGACATAACGTACTCTTCTTCGTCCTCCATGTCTTCATCGCCTCCCCAGATTAATTCAGTTTTACAGTGCCAGCAATTCATAGATCATAACTCCTTGTTGCGTCTTCGGGTTCTACAATAAACAGGTTTTGTTTTGTTCGAGTTACTCCAACATAAAAAACACGGTGCGTATCGTCTGGGTTTCTTCTAAACTCTGTGTCTGCCGCAGGAGAAAGGTCTGTAAACAACACAACATTTTCTGCCTCGCCACCTTTTGATCCATGTATCGTAGATACGTTTATTCTAGGCTCTCCATTAAATTTTTCGCCTCTACGAAGTAATGCAATCAAATAGGCTCTATCCTTTTCTGGAATTCTATCTAAAGCAACGTGCCAAACCATTTCTTCTGTAGCTAACAAACCAAAAGTTTCTGTAAGAACTTTAAATGACACTGTTTCATTATCGTCTAAGCCGTTAAGCTTTTTAAACCCGCGCTTAATTCTATCCTTACTCGCCATAAAACTGTACATGTTTCTAGCAGTGGCCCCATCTATTTCTCGACCTTTTCGTAATTGTTCCCACCCATTAACTGCACTACTTAACTTTTCTGATATGGACCGTGATCCGCGATAGTTAAACAAATATCCAAAAGACTTTAAATCTTGTGCAACGGGCTCTAATAAGTATCCTGCTTGTGCCAAAACCATCCACGATCCTTGTGTCATATCTAATTCAGCTACTCCAAAAAC